AAAATCGTCTCTGATTTCGTCTATAAGGGCAATGCTATTGCCACTGTAGAGTGGACTGACGAACGTGTACAACAGCCCGGCAAGACTCAAGTAGGATATGTAGGCCCATCTCTACGCCATCTCTCCCCACTCGATGTAGTCTGCAATCCCACTGCAGAAAGCTTCCTCCATTCTCCCAAGTTCGTCCGTTCTGTGATGAGCCTAGGTGAACTGAAGAAGTATCTGAATAAACTAACTAACGATGAAAATCGTGAACGTTACGAAGCTCTCTACGCATATGTGAAAGAGATTCGTATGCGTGCGCGTTCCTTAACTGGTGATTGGATCGAAAGAGACAATATGTACCAGATCGAAGGTTTTTCTTCTTTCCAACAGTACCTGCTCTCAAACACCGTAGAGGTTCTGACTTTCTATGGTGATTACTATTCTGCGGATGATGATGAATTCCAAGAGAATGTAATGGTTACTTTCGTGGATCGCCACAAGATCCTAGACGAAAGACCCAATCCTTCTTACTTTGGATATCCTCCGATCTTCCACTGTCCATGGCGAACACGCCCAGACAATATTTGGGGTATGGGTCCTCTGGAAAATCTCCTAGGGATGCAATACCGCATAGACCACATGGAGAACCAGAAAGCCGATCTAATGGATCTTTCTACCTTCCCTGTGATCAAGGTCAAAGGTTTCGTAGAAGACTTTATCTGGCAACCTGCCGAGAAAATCTATGTGTCTGATGAAGGTGATGTTGAGTTATTGCAACCTAACATTCAAGTTCAGCAACTAGTCCAAGACATTGAAATCCTCCAGAACAAAATGGAAGAAATGGCTGGAGCACCTAAAGAAGCTATGGGCTTCCGTTCTCCCGGTGAAAAGACTAAATATGAAGTCCAACGTCTAGAGAATGCTGCTTCACGTATATTCCAATCCAAGATTAATCAGTTCGAAGAGTTCATCTTAGAGCCTATTCTAAACGCTATGCTAGAGCTTGCTCGTCGTAACATGTCTGGTGTGACTGCCATTCCAGTTATTGATGATGAGTTCAAGATCCAAATTTTTGAAGATCTCACTGTAGAAGACATTACAGGTGTAGGTAAGATTAAAGCTATTGGCTCAAGACATTTCGCAGAACAAGCTGAATTGATTCAGAACATTAGCGGACTAGCTAATACAGCCATCTGGCCTTACATTCAACAGCATTTCTCTTCTGTCAATCTTGCTAAACTCTACGAAGAAATATTCGACATCGAAGAATATAACATCGTAATTCCCAATGTGGCTATCTCCGAGAGAGCTGATGCTCAACGTCAGATGCAAGCCTTGCAGGAACAAGTTCATCAGGAAGCTGGTACAGCAACAGGGTTAGGGGAAGATCACGATCTCCCTCCAGATCAACAGATGCAAAGTAATCAGCAAATGCTTCAAATGGCGCAAGGACAGTAATGTCGTTAGTCGCAAACTGGACTTCACACCTTAAAGACCCTGAGGAACGTAAGAGGTTCTCCACATACATCTATTCTTCTCGCAGCATCCTTGATCGTCTCAAGACGATTGTAAATGAAATGCAGGAAGAACTAGACCAGAAAGAAACCAATGAGGAACAATACGACAGTCCTTCTTGGGCAGCTCTCCAAGCCGATAGAAATGGCTTTAGAAGGGCATTACGTCGTATTCACAAACTAATCAATCTAGACCAAAAGGACTGATATAAAATGACAATCTTCGACGACCAGAACGAAGAAATTATCCAAATTGACCCTAACAAGGATTACCTCGCTGAACTCACCGGACCCGGTGGCAAGTTCGATAAAGCCAAGTTTGGAGGCTCCGAATTGGAAGCCTACAAAGCTATGGCCAGAGGAAAGGCAGAAGCTGACCGTATGATAACAGTCAAGAATCGTGAGTTTGATCAACTACGCGAAGACTATCTCAAAGCAAAAGCTAATGCCGACGCACAGGCTAAATTCGAAGACCTCCTGACCCGATTGGAGAGTAAGTCTGGGAATGACAACAATAATTCCGGTAGCACCCAAAATAACGGTAATGTTGAACAGCCTGTTTTAGACGAAGCTAAACTAGATACTTTGATTGAACAACGTGTTCTCGATATTGAGAATCGTAAGCGAGAGAAGGCTAATTTAGACGCCGTCGAAAACAAACTCAGAGAACGCTTTGGCGACAATGCTCAAGCTATTCTCCGAGATAAAATGAATACTCTTGGAATCACCAACGAAGACATTAAGTTCTTGGCAAAGAAATCACCGGAAGCGGTCTTCAATGCTCTAGGTCTTAATAGCCAACCTCCTGCGCAACAGGAAGCCGGCCTTCCGAGGTCCAGCTTTAGAACAGACCGTTCTAACAACACAGATGGTGTACGTGACTATCTCTTCTATGAGAAGATGCGTAGAGAAGAGCCCAAGAAGTATTTTTCACAGGACATTTCCGTCCAAAGGCTCAAAGATATGGACTCTCCAGATTTTCTGAAGAGGTATCAAGAGCTTCGTTCAACTCGATAATTTTTAGGAGACTACATGGCTTCTTTTTCTGATGCCACACAGTCAAACATGATTAGGACGCAGATATTCTCTTCGGATATCACGTCTCTACTCTTGGATGACTTAAATGCCATGCAGTTCGTCCGCACTCTAAACGACTTCCCCGACGGTTTCAACTTCAACATCCCAATCTTGGGTCAGGCTGAAGTTGCCACTTTCAACGAGGGTCAGGCGCTTAAGTATAATCAGATGGATACTGGTAACTTCCAGTTCAACTTCACTGATTATGTCTATTCTGCCAACTCGATGACTGAGAAGTTCAAGAGAGATTCATGGTTGTCGCCCCAGATCATCGCTGCTTTCCCGCAGCGTCAGCATCGGGCGCTCATGGAGTACTACGAGACCCGCGTTTGGGCCGTAGCTAATGCTGGACAGACTGCCTCGTCGCTCAACTCAATTAACGGCGCTTCGCACCGTTGGGTTGCTGGCGGCACGACCCCCGCAATTTCCTTCCAAGATTTCGCCAAGGCTCGCTATGCGCTTGCTAAGACGAATATCTCGCCGAAGAATCTTGTTGCGGTTGTCGACCCCTCCACCGCCTACACCTTGGAAACATCAGCTAACGTTACCAACCTGATGACTCCCATGGGTGATTGGCAATCAGTAACTCGCAGTGGTTTGACCTCTGGCTTCAAGTACCGTTTCAATGTATACGGCTTTGACGTCTATGAATCCAACTACCTGCCTTCCATCGTTAGTGAAACGATCAATGGTGTCTCTTCGGGCACCAATGGTGTCGCTAACTTCTTCTTCGACGCTACCCCGGGCGATACGTTGCCTCTGGTTGGTGCGTGGAGGCAGATGCCGACGGTCCAGTCGAAGTTCGACATGGATCTTCAGCAGTGGGATTATGTTACGATTTGCGAATTCGGTCTTGGTCTCTTCCGTGAACAGAATCTGATCACGGTGATCACGTCGAAGTCCGCTGTCCCGGCTTAATAGGAGTATAAAATATGGCTGCTATTACTTCCGGCTCATCCTACTACACCAACTCTGGTTTGTACCAGAAGTTTGGTACCACAATCGCGACTCCTCAGACTTGGGGTGATTACGTGGCGTTTGGTCCCAATCGTGTCATCGAAGGTGTGCTTACCCTCACTGGTCTCTCGACCACTGCTGGTACTCCCTCGATCATCAACGATGTGACCGTATTCCCGGCTCTTCCCTCCGGCCAGCTCTTTGTAGAGAAGGTCGAAGTGGTCTGCGAAACTGCTCTAACTGGCGGTACTTCATTTAACCTCGGCCTCATCCAGCTGGATCGTCAGACGATTCCCTCTGGTTATGGTCAGGGTTTCATTGCTGCCGAAGTTATTGCGACTTTCGACACAGCTGGCAAGGCTGTCACTTACATCACCGGTACCTCTAAAGCGGGTTCGCTTATTGGTTCGGCTCCTGCAAGTGCCACGGGTCCGTACTACATCACTGCGTACAATACTGGTGCAGTTACTGGCGCTCTGCGCGTCCGTATCTTCTACCATGCTATTGGCGGAATCACGCAGTAATTGATTGTGGGGCAGGAGGTGAAAAATACTCTGGCCCCACTTTCTAAGAAAGGAAACTAAATGACATTACCCCTTGACTTCAGTGGCAATGATCTGATCGTAAATACCATTAGCACAGGCGCTACTTCTCAAGGAGTAACTTCTGTTCTAGTTCCTGCCTATGAAAGTGTTTCTGATAACCAGAATCAGGTTGCTGCTGCGTCCTACGCTGTCAGCCACACGATTTACGTTAACGATAACGTTTCAGGCACCTATCAAGTTGCTGGTGTGAGTGCAGTATTCGGTACAGCATCTACCTCAGGAACTCTGCAGGTCGAAGTTGCTACTGGTACTCAGGCGATTGCTTCAGGTACTAACCAACTCACCGGCACCATGTCTCTTAGCGGCACTGCTAACACCACTGTTAACGGAACCGTTATTGCCTCTCCAACTACGATTACCGCTGGTAGCCGTATCAACCTGATTTTTGCAGGTACTGTTACGAACCTCGCCAACGCTTCGATCATTGTTGTTCTAAAGCGAATTAGCTAATATGTCTAAAATAACGTTAACCAATCTCGTTAATCTTCAGAATGAAACGTCTGCGGTTAACGCTATTAACGCTAACAATGCAATCATTCAGACGGCATTGGACAACACTCTATCCAGAGACGGAACTTCTCCTAATACGATGAGTACCTCTCTGGATATGAATGGAAGTCAAATCCTCAATCTTCCTTCTCCCGGATCAGCTAACTCTCCAGCTAGACTCGTTGACGTAGTCAGCAATCCTACTTTACTCCTCACGGTTCCTCCAACTGGAACTTCTGGAGCTGTGGTAGGCTTCCTAAATGGAGCCAATACTCATTCAGGCAACAATACTTTTTCAGGTACTAATACCTTTTCAGGTAGCACAACCCATACGGGAACGACTACCTTCGCAAACACGGTGAGCTTCTCAGGAGGAGCTACAATAGTCTCTCCTGTTCTAGTCACTCCTGCTCTAGGCACTCCTGTATCAGGCACATTGACTAACTGCATAGGTCTTCCTGTTGCCACAGGTATCTCAGGACTAGCTTCAGGTATCGCTACTTTCTTAGCTACTTCTACTAGTGCTAATCTTAGGACTGCAGTAACGGATGAAACTGGCACAGGCAGTCTTGTATTTGCTACCTCCCCTACTCTGGTTACTCCAGTTTTAGGTGCAGCTACTGCAACTAGCATTGCAGCAACTAGCACTGTTACAGCAGCTGGTGGCATAGGCTATACTACCGGTTCTGGAGGTCAGGTCACTCAGATAACCAGTAAGTCTACTGGTGTTACTCTCAACTCCTACACTGGAACAATTACGACACACAACGCTTCTCTAGGTTCTGGTACAGTTGTTTCTTTCGCTTTCACTAACTCAGCTATCGGTACCAACGATATGATTGTCATCCAACATGAAACAGGAGGTACTGTCGGAGCGTATACAGTGAATGCAAGACAAAATGGAGTAGGCGCAGGCATCGTAGATCTCAGAAACAATACTGGCGGCTCCCTTGGTGAAGCTCTGACGCTTCGCTTTGCAATCATTAAATCGGCGAATTCATAATGACTAAAATTACATTAACAAATCTAGGAGCAGGAACTGCATTTCAGAATGCAATTACTCCAATCAATGCTAATAGTGCTACGATTGTAACTGCTTTTGACAACACTGTTTCAAGAGACGGAACTAGCCCCAATACTATGGGAGCTGATTTCGACATGAATTCCCATCGTATTCTAAATTTACCTTCTCCGGTATACCTTACTGATCCTGTTAGATTAGAAGACTTACAGTCGGTCAACGGTTCCTTCGTCACTGCCGCTGCAGGTACATCTGGACATACTGTTCCATATCTAGACGGTAATAATACTTGGTCTGGTACGAATGCATTTACTAATGCTACACAGTCTGCATCATTTACTGGAGGTGGGATATCAATTGATACAACCTCTGGAACCATTAATAAAGGTTTTTCTATAAATCAGACTAGTGCTGGTTCAAACTCATTTACTGGGTATAGTGGCTATAATACAATATCCATTAATGATTATTCTAATGGCCAGTCTGAAAATGACTTCACTTCTAAAGGATTAGCAGTTTATCTTACTACGGGGGGAAATACTGCTTTAGGGTCTAAAGCAGCCGGGTGGTTCTTCACTAATGCAACAGGTGACTCGTCTTCTTCCCATGTCAATCGTGATTACATCGGTGTAGCGGGCATAGCTACTTCTTCTGCGGTAATGCCGGTTAATGGCAATTCTCCGAGTCTTTTCGCGTCATCTTTCCAAGCAAATCTTTATTCAGGAGCAACTGGTTGGGCTTCTGTCGTAGGTTCGGAAGTCGATGTAGGTTCCCGTGTTACGGGAGTTCCTTACATTATTGGCTGGAATATAGTAAATAATGGGACACAGCAAGCTTCGACTTGGGCTACTGGGTATCACCTAAGCGCCAACACTACAGGTAAGTGGGATTATGGTTGGGCTATGAGTAGCCTCAACGGTGCTACACCATTAGCTACAACAGGCACTGTATTTGCATCGTTGTCGGCTCAAACAGTTGCTAACGTCTTTAACTTCTCTAATCTTACTATCACCGGAAATG